AAGCGGATGTACTCTTCCTTTATCCACTTATGCCTATCAACGTTAAGGTAGTCCTTGCTAGATGGCTGAAGGAGTAGCTGAAGTGCACCATTGAGGGCTTCTGTGCCTACCCAGCCTACCTTGGTAGGACAGATAAGCTGACAGTCTAATCCGCCATAATCAAATCCATCATCAAGGCTATCCATCACGAAGTCTTGAACAGCTTGAACAGGCTCGGATGAGATCTTCAATGCGAACTCTTCCTTACGTATCGGCATTTTACCGACTACGATTCTTGCACCGTTCTCGATGATGCTACTTCCTGCTGCTTGACGATGTATGGTTTCCAGACGGATACCATCGAACTTCTCAAGCATCTTGAGGAAGGAGGAAGGCTCTTTCTGTAACCTCTTGATTTGTTCAATAGGTTGGAGTTGATTAGCATCTCCAAACATACGAATAACGCCCCCAGGTGGGAGAGCATCAAGTAGGTTACGATGAACTTCGACATTGACCATAGCGTACTCATCAGCCAGGACAACATCGAAGTCAATGGGATTGCGCCTATCACGTTTCGGGTCGGTTGTGACTAACGCTTTGCCGGTGTTGGAGTCTACTTCGCCGGGTCGTGGGTATTCAAGGAGGCGATGAATCGTTCTAGCCTCAATTCCAGTAGCTTCCTGAATACGTTTGGCAGCTTTTCCTGTAGGAGCGCATAATACCACGGAACGATCTGCTCTCCTAAGAGCGGGATGTACTGCGGCGAGGATAGATGTCTTCCCAGTCCCGGCAGAGCCTGTAACACCCACAATTCGCCGTGATAGATCGCAACAAGCATTAATCGCTGCCAATTGTGTTTCATCGAATAGAATCTCATCAATTTGACTCACTTTCGGCACTCCATTTGACTGATCCGGTTTCACGATGGAGTTTCATCTGTTCAGCGACCTGAACAGAGCACCATCGGCAGAAGTTAGCGAGTGTGATTCCTAGACGTTCGGCTTCAACTTGGATCATGTCATATTCAGCGTTAGTGCATCGGACACGGAGGTTGCCACCACGTTTACCTGTGGAATTGGGACCAAAGCCTCTTGGGACTTCACTTGGAGTCGGGATCGTCACTTTTAGAGGGGGGTCGTATGTCATGGATACGTTTCTGTGATACTTTGTGGGAGATAGCAGTTACGTTGGTGGGATCGATACACTCTAGTCCTTCTTTAGCTATGTGAAGTGCTGACTGACCACATACAACACAGTAGTTAGTCACCACGTTGTATCGATGTAAGCGTACCATATCACACTTTCTACTGTGTGTCAAGCCCCTATGTGTGTCCTCTGGAAAAGAAGAAGGGCCGCACTCCGTCGAGTGCGACCCTCTAATCAGATGCTTGCAGCGTACCGACTTACGCAAGCTATCGAGCTATCACTAGCCCATCTGAACCTTCTTGTATACGGCACCAGGATACTCGCCGCTCTCGATTGCGTCAAGCACTTTCTCAGCGTCCGTAAAGCCGCCAAGGATGTTGATCTGTTCCTTGGTAACGTTCATCGGATTGCCCTGTTCGTCCACAACCTGCATGACGACGTAGGTGGGCTTGCGAGTGCGTTTCTTCTTTGTTGCTTTTTCGTCAGCCATCTGGCTATTCCCCTTTTTGGGTTAGTGAGTGAATACGCTGATACTACACGAACGAGGTGGGGGTGTCAAGCCCATAGGAGCATAAACTTGACACCCCCGATCACGCTACCCGGTTAGGCGCTAGGATGGGGGCCATCTCTAGGCAGCGCGAACCCGACTGACGACTGGACGAGTGACGCCTTCGTAGGTGTCATGCTCGACTTCGACAGCAGCTTCCGTACCGATCCACTCTTTAACGTCGATCTGCTTGGACAGCTTACCGCCAATCGCCTCGATGAAGCGACGACAGCCGTAACGAGCCTGAGGGTTGTCTTCCAGACTGCAACGACGGTAGATAATCACCGTGCCGTCAGGATTGCCCTCAGTGAAGTCCGCCGGATACTGATCGGCAGAGATCACGAACGTAACAGCCGCGTAGAATGTCTCGCGTTGAGATAGTCTCTTCTCGGCGTCACGAATGACTGCGGTATACTCTCCCGCAGGAAGCGGTTCCGGCTCTTCCTGATCTTTCAGGTTGACGGAATACTCGACAATTGAACTCAGTTCTTCGGTCATGGCACTGTCCTTGTGTGCTGTTGGTAGTGGTGGTGGTGGAACTGATGATGATACCAAACTCTTGACTCCCAGTACAGTCCCTAAATCTGGTAGCCAATTCCGCTGGAACTACTAAATGAAGTAGTGAGGTTCCTGTAGGTTCCTTGCTACTTCGGAAGTGGTATCTTTCGACCCTCATTCTTAATCCACTTCTTGTACCACTCTTCAATTCCATCGCCTTTCCATGCCTCTGGATCGAAATTCCAATTGAAGTCACTGTCTCCACTTGAAATGAACATCCGAGATTTCATGGGTTTGCGAAGGCGGGAAGACCTGATAGTGATCTTGCGGTGCTTCCCTGTATCCTCAAGATGCCACACTTCGGACATCTTTACTGGGATCTCAGACTGCATTTTACCACCCACAAGAATCGATACCATCATTTGTCCAGTGAGTTCGTCTTTGGATGGGACGTCTTCGTGTGCAATGAATATACAGTGTTTATTGTGTGATCCAGTCGTTTTGAGTAGAGAAGTAATTCCCTGCATAGTGTAAGAGTTGCGCCGTCCGTATCCTTGTAGAGTTGGCGCCTCCATAGTGGCTCCGCGAACCTCTGTGACTCCGAATCTAAGAGCCATCTCGTTAAACGAAGTGACAGAATCAAACACCACAGTCTCAATCTTAGGATTGTCCTCCAAGAGCCCCTTGATCGAGGCTGTATCCTCACGCTTGAACGTGGCAACAACATTGGGATTCTCCTTGCTGTAGTCAGCTATGAAGATGTCCTCTTGATCCATTAATGAGCTTGTTCCGTCGATGTCGAAATTGACCCAAAGTATTGGTCTAGGAGCTGTAGCCGCGAGGGTAGTTTTACCAGCTCCACTCGGACCCCATAGAACCATATTCATTCGACGGGCTTGTGTCTTCGGAGTGGTAAGTTCAATCTTGCCCAGTCTCATTTCCATTGGGAACCTCCGGTATTGCGTTCTTGATCTGGTCAGCGTACTTTAATAGGAGTTCGCCTACTTCTGCTCTGACCATGTTATTAGCAAATGGCTTGTTGAGATCATGACCGGCTAGATCTTCTGTAGTGTCGATGATCTCGTCGTCAATCTCTAGATTGATGTATGCTGGCATTGTCCCTCACTGTAATAGGATTCCACGATATCCAGCATTGAACAGTTCCTTCAATCGCCTGTACAATTCTGGTTCTTCCTCACGGATCATGTGATACTCCATCCGACGCTCGAATGGCATCTTCATGAGAGCCATGTCAACATCTCTTTTGGCAACTAGCTGTCGTGCAGTGGTGACCATTCGTCAAACTCCATCTCTTCGAGTATCTGTCTCCTTTCCTCGTCATCTTCCGCTGCACATAGTGGCAGGAACGAGCAGGTACGGAAGTATCGAGAACAGGAATGGGTATACATGGGAGCTTTTACCACATCGTTGATGTATCTCTGTTCCATATCGACAGTAGTGATAAACCAATGTGCCCAACGTTCGAACATATCCTGGCTACGATTCACTGGCTCTTTTCGTATACCTTCTGCGATTTGACGACCAAGGGGAATACGCATTCCAGATACAAGCGCCTTGTTGCAAGGCTCGTTAGTAAATGAGGCAGCCGCCAAGCAGTATCCAGTGATCTGATGGGATAGTACCCATTGAGAAAGCCAAGCGTCAGATAGGCCAGAACTCGTCTTTTCCTCAATGATAATGAGGTTGTCCTTGTCCCAATGTAGGCCATCCATTTTGCCAGTAAATCTGGTTTGTGTGTTGATGTCATCATCAAATCCGAAAGTGACAACGAGATCGAAGGGTATCTCGATTCCAATGTCGGACTGAGGATCGTTAGTATCTCGTATCCAAATTGGATATCTCTCCATGTCGTATCGATCACACCAAGCAATGAGGGATTCCTCGATGTTACTGATAGTTCTGTTTCTATCGGAGATGTCATCGTAGTATCCACTGGTGTTGAGTGTTTCGAGTACGAAGTTTAGGAGGTTGGTTCGTTCCGTTGCTGTGGGACTCTGAGTGTCGAGGAGTAATCTGAATCGTTCCTCACCAAATAGCCTGTGACCGTGGTACTCACAAAGAGCAGAATGTCGTTTGCCGAAACCATTGTAATGCCTGAATTGGAACCATCGTCCAGCACTAAATGCTTGATGGGATACGTCCCCTGCTTCAAGGGCTAATGCTCGTCCAGCATTAGGCATTCGAAGGTGATGTCCATATCGAACTATCCCCCATGTAGGACAAGTGTTGATGTTCATGAGCTTAGTGTTATCGTAAGATGGGAGATGTTTATCATCCTCAGTAGTAGGACGCATCTTAATGCTAGTGAGTTGGGCCATCATCACCATCTCCTGGATCAGTAGAACGCATCATGTCTAATGCGTCTTTCATGTTACCAGCTATTGTGATGTTGTTGGCTACCAAGTCTTGTATAGCCGTGAACATAGTAGCAAGTTGGAGCAGTTGTTCTCGAATGACTGACTGTTGTTCAGCCAATGCCTCAAGGACGTATAGGACAGGTGTATCGACCTTACCTTGTAGACGTTCACGTACTTCTCTAGCTTTCATTACAGCCCCTTTATGGTAACTTCATTGGGTTGGTTGATGATTAAGTATTCAACTGGGCGGCCATTCCCCTCATCCTCATCACGGATAAGGAACTCATGCACTTTCACACTTTGATCGTGCAAGCTATCCTTATGAACCAAGTTTACCTTGTTCCAATCACCATCACTACCTCGATTGGCATCTTGGAAGGTAAGCCAGAAGTCACGCATCGATTCTGCATCACCAAAGTCAAAGCTCAGTCGGTATATCTTGGGCTTGCTCATAGTTCTAACTCCAATTTGATTGCACGTAGCTTAATGGATCTCTTCTCAAGAGCATCCATCACTTTCTCTGCTCGTACCATCTCCTTCTCGAACATCTCAAGTTGCTTATCGAGCTGTCCTTCTAGGTGTTGCTTACGAGCCTCTGCTCTAAGGAGTACAGCCTCTTCATAGGCTTTGATGGGTGCGAGTCTACGTTCTCGTATACCATCTATGAAGGCTTCATGTTCTTCATCACTCATCTCACCGGCGTGCTTACGGTGGATGGGTGTGTCTCCCTTCATTCCGCTGCTCCAATCTGATAGTAAGTATTACCTGCACGAACTTTCTCAGCAGACTTCTTTGCCTTCTCGATTACCTCCTTTTCCACACCCAACAAACGTAACTCAGTCATCAAGTCCTTGGCAGCTAATGCTACCCCATTATTGTTACGCTTCTTAGAGAAGTGGAAGGCTCCATTAGTAGCGAGAGTGATAGTCTGTCCAGGCTTACCGTCAGGATCAATGCTGGCCTGTCGAAGTGATTCATCCATCACCTCCTTAGCCAGCTTGAAGTTGGTAGCGAAGTTAGGACCGAGGTGGGAGAAGACTGCCAATGCACACATAGCCCTGTGAATCTGGAAGTCTATCTCGTTGTCCTTGTTACTGTCGGTGGTGGGAGTGAATTGGGATTCGAGTTGACTGATGTAGGCTCGTACAATCTCATCGAGTTTCAGTGTCATCTCTGACAACTGCATTGCAAGTTCAGTTGAGCGCATGATCTCACCTGTAGTGCTGAATCTGTTTGGGCTTCAGCTCTTTGTTCTCAGCATGTCGAACCATAGCCAATCGTGCTGACTTGAACAGGTTGTCAGACTCGATGGGGTCTTCGTACCTGATACGAACACTGAATGTGATCTCTGACTCTCCATTGTTCGTGGACGAACTGTACTGTTCAGTCTCGACCTTCAACTGAATTGTCTCATCGATCCCAGACTTACGCATAGTGTCGAGACACCTTGCGAATAAGACGCAGACCTCTTCATGGACAGCATCATCGTCCAGTGTATTCTGTACTAGTTGTGGAACGAGTGGATCGTCGTGGAACATTACGTCGGGACAGATACTCAAGTAACTGGCCGGGAAGTAATCATAGCTGTCGTCATTGCCAATTGCACAATGTATTGTTCCATCACTAACTGTATAGTCAGCCCCAAGCACACGCATCACATCAGACGATCCAGTTTGCACAACAAGATCGTCCACTTGAAACTTACCGTCCTTCATGGTATTCCCCTTTTTGGTAGTGGGAGCCTATAGTACCATCACTGCACTTGCTCCCTATGCTGCTAGTCTCTCGAATGTGTCAGTGCTTAACCAACTACGTACCTGCTGTTCACGGTGCAATAGTGTAGCCGCACTGTGATCATTGTTAGTCTCACGAATCGAGAACTCGCCCTCGTTGTGAGTAGCGAAGTAGGTGGCTGCACTGTACAATGCCCATACAGTACGACCATGAGTGAGACATTCGATGTGGAATTGTCGCATCATCTGTTCGACACGACGTTCGCTGATCCTAGGCATGGCTTCGTAACACTCACGCGCATCGTCGTCAGTAATCTCCTTACCTACCCACTTTTTCCACTGTTCAGCCTGAGTGTAGAAGATATCGATTGACTTCCTGAGCTTATCATCCAGCTTTGGGATAGTAAGCCCGGCGGTATGTCGTTTAACCATCATGTCGTATATTCCTGATACCATACCATTTGTACAGAAGAAATCGATTGCGCCGTTGTAAAACTTGAACGAGGATGAGCCATCATACCCGTTAACAGCGATAGTTCGAAAGGCGACATGACTAGTCCGTGACTCAATGTCGGTCGTGATTGATGGGAAGATGTAATTTCGGATACACATACTTCCATAGTATGACGACTGGTCTGTTCGCTGCACTCCTCGCAACTGATCATCTGTCATGACCTCTACAAATGTACGCTCAATCTGCTGACATAACTCCTTCATTGGCAGAACCTTATAGTTCTTACCAACATGGCCTAGCAAGATAGGATTTCCTTGAGTGTCGCTACGAGCAATGTACTTGGCATTGTCGTCTTTGTACCAACCCTTCCTACCCTCTGCGCCAGCGGGTAGCTCCCATGTTGGGAAGTATAGGCTGGATTCATCTGAGAAAAGCTCTAGACGCTTGTTTTCAGTCTGTTGGTTGATTACCTCTGGGAAGTGGACAACGTTCATAACACACCTCTTTGTTCTTCATTGAACAGAACACCCTTTTACCACACAAACGGGTGTGTGTCAAGTGTCAAGGACGCCTTCCAGTTGCAATAGCTGAGATAGCCTCTCTTGAAACTCCGTATAACTCAGCGATGGATGCTTGGGATCGCTCTTGATCAAGTAACTTGCGTATAGAGCGTACAACAGTCTTACTAAGTCCATGTCTCTCCCTTTCTACCATGTCATCTGAATTGTCTTGCTTAGTTCCCCAACTGAGATGATGAGGATTACAACAAGTCCTATTATCACAATTGTGCCTAGCAACATGTCCATCAGATGTAGGCGGACCAATGAACGCTTCCAACGCGACCGAGTATGATGGACGGCGTTTCCCATCGACAGTAAAGTAGGGGCGGCCATCTTTCTTGTTGAGTTTCCCTTTCCATTCCCAGCAGGCATTAGCGTCTCCTTCATGCATGTTGATGTGGAGGAATACATCATTGATTGTGTTCTTGCGAGGCATTAGTCTTCACCGTACTTGTATTCAAACCTCTCAATACAGGCATGGCAACGTGACTCTACTATCATGCGCGTGATTGGATTGTGATGATCAGTATAGTGTCCACTATAGCGTCCGTAACTCTTCTCGCCCAATGTGAAGTCAACCTGCGTGATCTCACGTACTCGGTCCATCGATTCGTCATACTCCTCGAACTTGAAGACATGATCGACAGCTATAGTATCTGAGTTCCAGTAAGTTAGCCATGACATGGGTGATGCATTGTGAAGTGCGGCAATGTTAGGTCTACCCATCATGAATTGCTCGAATGTATGGGTATCTTGTGATGTAATACTCCAGAATGATACGTACCAACTGTATGGATTGCGTACAAAGCCAAATGAGGTGTACTTGTCGTAATCATCTGGCCTCCACCACATAAAGTGTGCCATTGTAGGATGTGAAAGGTCTGGAACCTCTTGATGCAGGGTCACATGAGGTCGTAAGGCTTGCACGATCGAGTTGCAACCTGTCCTGGTGGTTCGTATGAATACGAACTTGTTTTCATTGCAGAGCATCAGACTTGATCCGCCATCATGGTTAGTCCTCCATTTCGAAGATAGTCTCACTGCCATCCTCATGCCATGTTACACGATTCACCTTGCCGTTGTCAAGTAGTTGAATGAATGTGCCTAGTGTGAAGTCACCATTGGCAGTGAGCCAGATGCGCCAGTAGCTTGGTTCGACTCTGTAATCTCCTGCGGATCGGATTGAATTGTGTTCTCTATTCACTCGTAACACCTTGATGGGTGTCTGTAGTGTGAACTTACGTGGTATAGTCATGTTAATCACATATCATGACTATTGTGTAGGCTATATTGATGCCTAGAGCGAATGTTAGCGTTATTGTAGCGATGTATACCCATTTCATGGCATTTAGCCTCAGTCGCGAGGG